AGGAGAAAAAAAGGAGAAGGAGGAAAACGCCCTCCTGAGAAATGTTTTTTTATAGCCCTATTTTGACCATGGGGGACTTAAGAAAAAAAAGATTCATCGGACGACGCTAGGAGGCCGATGAATAAAGGGAATTGATAAGATTTACCACCCTGAATTGATAAGAAATACAGGGTAAAAAACTAAGATTTTAACCAATTAATAACCAATAACTTACGAAAGCATAACCTTTCTTAGTGGGATTCACTAAGAAAACTTACAATATGGGAAAGAGAGGACCAAAGCCAACCCCCACCAATATACGGAAGATCCGGGGAGCCCAAGATTCCAAGCTGGCGAAGAATGAGCCAGAGTTTGGAGTCGGCGTAGGCACGCCTCCGGCCCATCTCCCACACCTAGGGAAGAAATGCTGGAATGAGATTGCACCAATGCTGACACGCGCAGGAGTCATCTCCCCAGCCGACGCAAAGGCCCTAGAGATGTATTGTTTCATCTATGCGGAGTGGAGACAGGCCATCAAGGCCCTCAAGCGAGAGGGGTCCGTTATGACCCACTCAACTGGCTCCAGGCAGGTCTCAGCAGAGTACACTGTTGCGAAAGGATTATTAGAACAGCTACTGAAGCTATCCCGTGAGTTTGGCATGACCCCATCATCGCGCACCTCCATCAACTCAATGATTGATGATGCACAGAATGATGATATGGATAAGTTATTATTTGGATAATTTTACCGAAGGGCATGAACTCGTGCAGGTGTTCAATGCTGACCCGGCCCACCCCGATTCGTCTAATAAGAAGACCCTTGATTGTGTCAAGGAAATACGTGACTGAAAATACCGTATCGGGGTGGAGACTTTACTTAGGACCGTTGTAAACGGCTACAGCAAACCCTCTAGAGTGCCTGAGTGCGGGCGCTAACTCAGGAGAATGACCCCTTTAGAGGGAGCCACTTTTAACCAAACCCACTCCACTTATTGAAAACTGGAGTGACTTTAATTAAACCACATGGATGAGAAAGAGTATTTCAAACAGCTTAACGAAAGATGGCCATACATAATCAAAGATGGTTATACGTATGACCATGAAGCTGCATCCAAAATTGTTCTTTTCATAGAAAACTATTGCGTTCACGTCGAAGGTAAGTTGATGGGGCACCCATTCCTCCTGGAGGATTGGCAGAAGGTATATCTAATGACTTTGTTCGGGTGGAAAAACCCCGATGGCACGCGCCGCTTCCGCAAGACCTATCTTGAGATCCCTCGGAAGAATGGTAAGTCAACAATGGCGGCTGTCATTGCTCTATATATGCTTCTCTGTGATAACGAGGGTGCTGCACAGGTATACTCGGCCGCAGCTGATGCAGAACAAGCTAAGATCGTATTTAATATGGCTAAGAAGATGGTTGCATTAAACCCCAAGTTAGCTAGCATGGTTGACCCCAAGATTAAATCAGTTGTATCGGTGCCATCTTCCTTTTCGGTCTACAAGTCACTTTCCTCTGCCCCTAAAGGCAAGCACGGGTTTAATGCCCACTGTGTTATCGTAGATGAGTATCACGCCCACCCCGATGATAAACTTTATGAGGCCTTAGCTACTTCTGTTGGGACACGTGAACAACCCATGATTGTTGTCATCACGACTGCGGGATACGACAAGACTTCCCCATGTTACCACATGAGTGAGTATGCTAAGAAGGTTGCATCGGGGTCCCTTGAAAACAGCACGTTCTTCCCTGTGTTATTCGGCATCGATGAAGGAGACGCGTGGGATGATGAAGCAGCGTGGGCCAAGGCAAACCCCAACCTTGATGTCACAATTGATGCACAGTTCCTTAAGGCACAGCTAGAAGAAGCTAAGGCAATGCCCAGTTATGAGAACTCTTTCAAACAACTTTATTTGAATATATGGACGTCACAACACTCACGGTGGATATCTGATGAGGCTTGGATGGATTGCAAGCAACCTCTAGATATAGAACAGTATGCAGGTAGGGAATGTTTTGCAGGGCTAGACTTAGCTAGCACGGGAGACTTAACAGCACTATCCCTGGTGTTCCCAGAACCAGACGGTTCATTTGCCACTTTCCCTTTCTTCTGGGTCCCGGAAGAGACTTTGACAAAGAGAAGGAGACAGGAGGATTCAGCGTTTCGGGATTGGGTATCCGAGGGGCACCTAATGACAACCCCCGGTGATGTGACCGATTATGATTTTATACGTACCTATATACACGGCCTAGCCGATAAGTTTCAAATTAAGGAGGTGGCTGCAGACCCATGGAATGCGCAACAGATAATGACACAATTTGTTAATGACGGTTTAAACGTAGTCAAATTTAGACAGGGGTTCATAACCATGTCGCCGGCATGTAAGGAGTTTGAACGAGTAGTAATAGGTAAACTAATTAAACACAATGGACACCCAGTTTTACGGTGGAACATGAGTAACATCGAATTATCCAGAGATGCGGCGGATAATATCAAGATAAACAAGGCCAAAAGTCAAGATAGGGTAGACGGGGCAGTTTCCACTGTAATGGCCTTAGGAAGAGCCATCGCACATATCGACCAAGCAGATCTATCAAACCCACAAGTATTTTTTATTTAATATGAACTTTTTCCAAAAAATTATAACACAGTTTCTGCCCTCAACTGAGCAAAGAGCTATCAATAACAGCCACCTATGGGAAGATATTACCACAGGCACATCTAGCAGTGGAGAGCTGGTTAATGAGAGCACAGCTATGCGTGTCAGCGCAGTATACGCCTGTGTCAGAGTTATTGCTGAGTCTGTTGCGTCTTTATCTGTGGATGTTTATGCAAAGGATTCAGATGGTAGTCGCGATAAGGTTAATTCCGAGCTCGCTAATCTTCTCAAGGTACAGCCTAATGATGATATGTCTGCTTATTCTTTCCTAGAGGCACAAACAGCCGCTGCTGTACTCACAGGCAACTCTTACACTCAAATTGTACGAGCAGTAAATGGCAAAGTTAAAGCATTAAGGCCCCTAAGTGTTAAAAATGTGCAAGTTAGACAAGAAGAGTCTACGGGGCGCATTTATTTTTTATATCAAAATGTTAGGTTCGAACAGGATGAGATCATACATATAATGGGACCCACTAAGGATGGTTTATTAGGTATGAATCCGATCGAGTTGGCCCGAGAAGCTATGGGTTTATCTTTATCTGCTGAAAAGCATGGTGCATCTTACTTTGATAACGCATTTAGCCCAGGTGGAACACTTTCATTCCCTCAACCCATTTCTGCTGACGCTAAACGCAGAATTAGTGAGGCTCTCAAGAAAAACTTCTCTGGCGCAAACGCCGGAAAGGTAGCAATATTTGATAATGGGGCTAAGTTTGATCCGGTCAGTCTATCCAACCAAGATGCACAGTTCCTCGAGACCCGCAAATTCCAAGTCAGTGAGATTGCACGCATGTTCCGGGTGCCACCCCATATGATTGGTGACCTAGAGAGAGCTACGTTCTCCAATGTGGAGCAGCAGGGTATTGATTTTGTTGTATATACCCTTCGCCCATGGCTACGCCGCTGGGAAGATGAGCTTAATCGCAAACTACTCAAGGGTTCTGGTAGATTTATAGAATTTAATGTATCCAGCTTGTTACGGGGCGATACAGCATCCCGATTTAGCGCGTATGCAGTAGGTAGGCAGAACGGCTGGCTCAGTGCTAATGATATCCGTGCCCTAGAGAACATGAACCCCATTGAGGGCGGTGATATTTATCTCACACCTATGAATATGACCCCATCGGACAAGGTGGAAGACCTAGTTGACTCTCAGATTGATAGCACATCTGATGACGGAAGCACCAAAGACTCACAGGATGTGGCCAGAGCCTTTCACAACGCCATGTCAACAGCATTAGAACGTTGCAGGTTAAAGGCAATACCGTCCATGAAGAAGGAAGATTTTGATATAGAAACATTTGAGGGTAGGCACCAAAAATATGTCAAAAAGGCCCTAGAACCTGTATTTCAGTTAGGAAGTGACCTAGGAGTGACCACAAAAGATAAAATCACAGATGTTGCAGAGATGGTGGTCCGTAATCATATATTTGGATTTGGAGAATGGGCAGCGGGTAAAGACGGTACGTTAGAAGAAGTCCTTGAGGATATCGATAACCAATTTAACAGCTTATAAAATGAAAAACATGGAAAATAGAGATTTAAAATTAGAACAAGTTGAAGTTCGCAAGTTAGAGGACAATGGTTTAACGCTGTCGGGATATGCTGCGGTATTTAATTCAGAGTCAAGGGATTTAGGGGGATTCATCGAAGTTATTGATACCCGGGCTTTTGACAAAACGCTAGAAGAAGGTCCTGATGTAGTTGCCTTGGCCCATCACAATTATGACCTAGTCCTAGGTAGGAAATCTGCAGGCACATTGCGACTAGAACGGGATGGTGTAGGGGTTAAAGTCTCTATTGATATGCCTAATACTTCTTATAGTAAAGATATTGCCGAATCAGTAAAGCGTGGGGATATTTATGGCATGTCTTTCGGATTCACGGTTGATAAAGAGGATTGGGACCTAGAAGCAGAAATGCCGTTACGAACATTAGAAGGTGTCACCCTATATGAAGTCAGTGTTGTCACTGAGCCGGCTTATCCCGAGACATCTGTCGCACTAAGGAACCTGGAACAAGTAAAGAAATCCTTGTTCAAAGAGCCAAGGCGTCGTAATGAAGCACGGTTAAAGAAATTTAAAAAGTAACGCCATTGCGTTTACTTGCAAGTAAAACATAATACATAAAAACACAATATAATGGACATCAAAAAATTGAATGAAGAAAAGCTGGCCGCTTTTAATAAGGCCAAGTCCCTTCTTGATACAGCTAAGTCCGAAGAGCGTGATCTCACACAAGAGGAGCAAGTCAAATACGACGGTCTTCTCGATAAATGCGACAAAATCGCAGAAGATGTGACCCGCCTTACGAGAGCAGCTGATATTGAAAAGAGCCTTGAGGTTCCCGTTAAAGAAGAGGCTAAGCCTGAAATCCGCAGCTCTGGCGTAGAAGTTACCAGTGAGCTTCACCCAACAAATACAGTATCGTACAAGAAAGCGTTCTGGAAAAGCCTAATCGAAGGTCGTCATTCTTTGACACCCGCAGAGAATCGTGCTCTTACAGAAGGTTCAGCTACAGCTGGTGGTAACTTGGTCCCTACCGAGTACAATGACAAGCTTGCCCTCCTACTGGAGCAAGAGAACGTAATGCGCAAACTGGTTAAGAATCGTCTTGTAATCAACAAGGCAGATATCGATCTCCCATACCAAAGCAACCACCCATCTGCAGCAGCAGTGGAAGGTGAAGGAGATGCGCTAACTGGTACAGATCCAACATTCGGGTCATCCAACGTAAGCCTCTTCAAATACGCAGAAACATACCGCGTATCGAACGAGCTTATGAGTGACTCTGTTGTTAATCTTGACGAGTACTTGATCAACCGCATTGGTATGTCAATCGCCAAAGCAGAAGAGCGTGTACAAGTTAACGGTGCAGGTACAACCGAGCCTCTCGGCGTATTCGGTGAGCTATCCGCAGCATCCACAACAATCGCTTCCGCTTCAGCAGTAACATACGCAGAGTTGATCGATATCCTATACGAGGTTCCAGTACAGTACCGTGCAGGCGCCAAGTTCCTCATGCATGATGACATGTGGAAGATCATCCTCAAGTCGGTAGACGACGCAGCTGGTGACCCAGCATCCTTGATTGGATACAACGTTATCGACCCAGTGAATCGTAAGATTCTTGGTCATGATGTACTCCTATCTCCGTATGCACCTAATACATTCGGTCTCAGCGATCCTATGATGGTTGTAGGACACTTCGATCACGACTGCACGATCGTCGACCACTCGGAAGGAATGAAATTACTCCGTTCTGACCACGTCTTCTTCTCCACGGACGAAGTAGGCATCCGCGGTGTTAAACGTTCCGGATTCGGCATGCAATCTGAAGAGTCATTCGCACTCATCAACAGAGCTGCAGTTTAATACTTAAAATATGTGGCTTGGGGTCTTTCGTGGACCCCTCCACTTCACTTTATGAAATATTCAATTAAAACAGACACAAGTACTTTACCAATCAGTGTAGCGGAGCTTAAGCACTATCTACGTATAGTTGAGGATGATGCTGAGCAAGATACCCTTCTAAGGGGCCTTATTATTGCTGCCCGTGACTCCATGGAGCAAGAGCTTCATATGAGTCTCGTTAATCGTGTGTATACTTATTATTTCGACTGTTTTGACTCGGAATTAGACATCACCCTACGCCCCGCAGTATCAGTGGATGCTATACGGTATTATGACGCGGACGATGTGCAGCAAACCTTAGCCACCTCCATATATCAGTCAGATTTACAAAAATACAGAGCAGAGATCAGTTTGAAAGACGGACAGAGCTGGCCCACAGTGTATAATAAGAAGAATGCAGTAGAGGTCGACGTAACCATAGGACACGGATCCCTGGCAGAGGATGTCCCGGAGGATTTAAAGTTGGCTTTAAAGATGTTGGCCGCTCATTGGTTTGATAACCGAGCTCTTGAGGGTAATATTAAAGTAATCCCGCAGGGGATCGAGAGAATTATAGCATTAAATAGAAATCTTGAAATATGAGTTTAAATACATTCAGCATAGTATCCACACCAGCATTTAGCACCACCATCAGCGACTCAGTCTCAGGTGGGAGGTTGAAGCTGCAAAGTGGGAACGATTGCACCGTGAGGGTGCTCGTGTTGGATGCATCCTACGAGGTTATGGATCTGACTGCATACTCAAGTGCTACATTAGAGTTTAAGGCCTTAAATGCAGATGGTACAGCCCCCGATGAAGAAGATACAATCGTGGTACAAAAGGTTGATTCATCTTTAACAGCATTACCCACCAAGGCCCAGTGGGCTGCGGGGACATCTGAGCACATATCCATAGCGCTATCTGATATAGAAACGAACCTCACGGGTACATATTGGATGTCCGTTTATTTGACTGGCTCTGCGGGCGAGTTGCATACTGTTTTAGCCGATAAAATTGATTTCCTGGAAGATGGTATACAAGCAGGAGGATCTCCCACAAGTGTCGCTTCACCATATCTGATATCGGCAAACAATTTATCTGATTTGGCAGACTCTAACGCGGCCGCTGCTAATTTAGGCATACCTCTAGCATTTTCAACTGTCGCATCCATGTCGGCTTATGATGTATCTTCATTATCAAATGGGGCTATTGCCAGATTGGATGGTTATACATCTGTAGGCGATGGTGCAGAAGGGACTTTCTATTTAGATAAAGCCAATGGGTCCATATCTGCAGATGATGGGGTTATAATCACTGCCGCTGGGACCGACAACTATTGGCGACGGATGTATGTTCACGAGGATGGAGTACATGTAGACTGGTTTGGTGCTGTTGGAGATGGTGCCACAGACGATTATGCCAACATCATGAAGGCCGTGAACAACTATCAAGCAATACGATTCGGGTATAAAACTTATTATGTTGCCACTCCTATTGGGTTTACCAATGAACAGGAGTTCCTGGGGGTGGGACTATCTTCCACCATAAATAGGGGTTCCACAATCAAGGGATTAACCGACTGTTTCACCTCAACAGATGCGTCGAATAGGGATAATATCTGGAAGAATCTGAATTTCACCACATCGGGGGCTACCTCAGTGGGTATTAATGTGGCAGGTAATCCTACAGGCGGGCTTAGTAACATGTCGCTAGTTGAACAGTGTAGCTTTGAAAATGATTTACAATATGGCATAAAAGGTACAGCACAGGGTCTGAAAGTTATAAATTCCATTTTTGGTGAGCACAGCTCCTCCACTAACAACATGCTAGCCGGGGCTTATTTAGATGACACCCAGTCCAACACAGCAGTGTCATTTATCGCTTGTAAATTTAGATATGCTGAGAAAGGCCTTTTATTAGAGGAGACCTCGGGTGTAAATGTGTCGCACTGCCTATTTGAATCATTATCGGGTGTGGCAGCACATTTCAAGGGGTGTGGTCCTGTGACAGTAGATAAGTCGTATTTCGAAAACTGCCGCACCACAGATGCGGGGGATGACGGGTTTATTAGGTTTGATTCATCTGATACACCAACTGGCTGTAAAGGGCTACGAGTATCTGGAAATTATTTCATAAACAATGGGTCTGTAAACATTGATACAATCATCGGCGGCAGCTGGGTCACAGCCTTAATGTTCGAGTGCAACTATATAGCCATGGGAGGTTCAGGTAAATATCTCTTTAACAGCGGTGCACAAGAGCCATACTTATCCCAGAACAATCAAGGTATCCAAGCCTCATATACACCTGTTGACTTCCCTGATTATAATGATCCAGATATGGACGCCCTTACCAGTAAAGGTGACCTTTTAGTCTATGATGGTTCTGATTACGTTAGAGTGCCTGTAGGTACGAATGATGACGTACTAACTGCAGATTCTGCCCAGTCAGCCGGTGTAAAATGGGCTGCAGGCGGAGGGGGTGGCGGAGATGGAACCGGATGGACCTTAATAACCACTTCCACCATCGGCTCAACTGTAGCAACTGTATCGTTAGATAACACAGTGTTCGACGGATCCTATACCAATTATAGAGTAGTGTTTGAAGGTATCTCATGGCAGAATGACGATGGCGGTATCTCGTTTCAGGTCAGTACAGACAATGGCACATCATATTTAAATACCGATGAATACAGCTACACCAGAGGGTGGGGGTATACGGTAACGGCTGATGCATCTAAGACCACAAAAGTATTTCTATGCAGAAATGCCACGAATGCGGGGGTTGATTCGACCTCTACATACTCTGGGGAGCTGCACATATATAATCCACACAGTACAGATGCAGATTTCAAGACCATGGTGAGCCACGCCTCTTTCTTAAGGGCCGATGGGACAACCATTAGGCAGGGCGCCATAGGGATCGGTATAGAAACTAGCGCAAGCATAGACAACATACAGTTCACCGGGGAATTCTCTAATTCCTTTACAGCTGGAACAATCAAAGTTTACGGAGCATAATGAAAAATTTAAATATAGGAAAAGACAAGTCGGAGATTATAGAGATCGAAGATGTTATACCCACACCTCCACATTACGGTGCAGAGCGTGCTGCGGAATACCCCACAATCCAAGAGCAGCTCGATATGTTATACTGGGATAGTATTAATGGCACCAGCAAGTGGGTGGACCTGATTAAGAGCATTAAAGAGAAACATCCTAAATCATGAACCCCGGTAAACTAGACAGATTGATATCAATACAGGAGTTGACCACCTCAGTTGACTCGTATGGAGGGCATACCAACACATTTAATAATCCTGTGTTAACGCCTGCGCATATGTCTATTCAGGGTGGGGGACGTAAACAAAGTGGCTTATCTGGCTATGAGTATAATATAGTCTTTACTATACGGTATAAGTCAGGTATAACGCCCGAGACACATAGAATACAGTATGACGGTCAGAAGTATGATATCCTGGTTGTTATGGAAATGAGCAGACGCCAATGGTTAAAAATTGTCTGTAAACGTACAACCCATCAGAATGATGCCGTTTAATAGTTTTAAAGTTATAACCAATGAGAAGGAGGTACTAAAAAGCCTCAAACAGACAGGCAAGAATGTCACTGCCACCACAGCTGTCGGGAAAGCAGCGCGGCATCTCGTAAAGGCCTTAAAACAATCAGCACCTGTAGGACAGTCAAGGGGCGGAACTAAGTTAAAAGACTCCTTCGGGGTGAGTAAGCAAAAGGCTCGTAAAACAGGCCTTGTTCTCACGAAAGTTGGTTCACTGTTGTCTTTGGGTAAATGGCGCATCCTACATATACTAGAATTTGGCCGTAAAAGTGGTAAGGGTAAAAAGCCCTTCATGCGGCAAACCTTCGCCAATGAGCGAGATACCATGTTAAAGATTTTCACCGATGAATTTAAACGCAAGATAAACTTCGTAATAAAGAAGTACAGAAACAAATGATTGACCCACGAACAGTAAGACAGCGACTCATAGATGACGTGACAGTAAGTGCAATCGTTGGCACAAACATTACTTGGGGACCTCCTCAAGCATCTTTAAATGCACCAGCGGTGTGGTTTTCGGTTGTATCCTTCACACGCGAGTCTACATTTACGGGAGCGTTTCCTTATAATAGAACTTTAATTGATATTCATCTAGTTTCCACATCAGCTTCAGAACACAAATCTCTAATAGATGCTGTCATCTCGGCATACGACCACGCTGAGTATACAGCACATTCTACAGAGGTTAAACAAGCCCTAATTCAGGGTTTGGTAGATTCTGATTGGGATGAGGACACAGATGAATATCATTCAATATTAACCATACAATTCACAACCTAAACTATATAATACTATGGCACAACGAGCAGACGATATCAAATTTGAGATCAGTAGTGATGGCGGCACCACGTATGTCGACTACACTTCGATTCTCATCGAATTAACACCCCCATCTATGGAGCGCACCATGATCGACGCTACCAAATTGACGGACACGCACAAAGTATACATCCCCGGTTCAGTCGAATCTGGTGAGATTTCCGCCGTGTTCGAATTTGACGAGGGCGACACCAAACTGTGGGGCACAACCGGACTAGTGATTGAGGGCAATGCTGCAGCTGATAGCGCGGTGGCGTTTAAACTCAGGATTTCAGTTCCCAACTCTGCAGCAGAGACAGCTGTATGGGACGCTTACCTAGCAAGTTCCGCTATCGGACCGGGAACGAAGGATGAGAGAGCTACTTTTTCCGCATCCTTCAAACTGACCGGCAGCGCAACCTTAAGTTAATTAACAGGAGGAACTAACAATGATTAAAGTAAAGGGTAAAGAAGTAGAGCTACACATGGATTGGTTTACAATGACCAAACTAGATAAAGAGTTCGGCATAAAATTAAATAATCTTGCAGAACTTGAGAATAGCCCCGTGTTGCAAACAGATGTACTGATCGCCCTCATGCCCAAGGATGTTACACTAACATTTGAGGAGGCATGCGAGGTATTCAATGAAAATGGACCAGTAAAGGTAGTCTCTGAGTTGAGTGATGTCATCATTAAATACTTTGGAGAAGACCTGCAGGGGGAGACGAAAGCCTGAAGCAGTGGGCGTTCTATCGTGCAGTTATAGGGTTATCTGATACAGAGATATCCAACATGTCACAAACCCAGTTAAATCATTTGTACTGGGCCCACGAAAGAGAGCACTACCGCAATGACCTAAGGATCGGTCATCTTCAGGCATTAATAGCTAACTTAAAGACAGATCCGAAGAAGCGTAAACGGCCGTATGAAGCGCTGGACTTTGTTTGCGTACCTGATCCAGATAAAGAAGGGGTTCGTAATAAGAAGATGGCACGCGCCGTAAGTGAGTTCACAAAGATAATAAAAAACACCAAATGTCAATAAAAAATAAAATAGCCAGCTTATTCGTAGCCGTTGATGGTGATACGAGAGGGTTCCGCAAGAGTCTCAAAAAGACCCAGGGACCTATTAAGAAGTTTACCAACAATGCACAGAGGATGAGAAATTCATTCCTGGTATTAACAGGTGTTGCAACTGCGTTTGCGGGACTGGCAGCAAAGACTGCAGGCGTGTGGGGCGAGGCTATGCAAACTCTACAAGCAGCTACGGGTGCCACAGGACAAGAGTTTGAGGCATTGAAGGGAAGCTTATCTAATGTACTGGGCACCACAGGGGCAGATATACAATCTGTCGCTTCTGCCATGGGCGAAATAAGTACTCGTGCTGGCTTGTCGGGCAAGGCGCTGGAGCAGGTAACTCAACAAGCTGCCAAATTATCATCAATTACAGGCGAGTCGGCCGAACAATTAGCGGCACAAACTACAAGTGCAGCCAACTTGTTTGGCGTTCAAAAAGAAAAATTAGCTGGTATTTTTGATACACTGTTCACTATATCACAGAAGACGGGTGCTTCAGTTACCAGTATAACAAGCACACTAAACAATTACGGTGCTACGCTTAAAACACTTGGCTTCAGTATGGAAGAGGCCTCACAAGTGGTGGGTAATTTCGAAAAGAATGGTTTAGCAGCCAGGAGGGCGATGGCCGGATTGTCCATAGGGCTCAGAAACTTAGCGGCAGCTGGCGTTACAGACATGCGTGAAGGTATGCAGCTGTTAGTAGAAGCAATTAAAAATGCTGATACGGACGCTGAGAAATTAAATATAGCCACCAAAGCGTTTGGGTCGGAGGGTGCTATACAGATGGTACAAGCCATTGAAAAAGGCGTGTTTGCTTTGGAAGACTTGGACAAAACACTTGAGGAAGCAGATGGGTCCATTAACAAAGTGGCTGGGGACACACGTACATTAAGCCAAGCCTGGAATGATTTCACTAGTCAGATGTCATCCTCCCTGGGACCATTATCTGACAAGCTAGAAAACACATTAGTGGCCGGATTAGACTACCTTAAGGACGTCATGAAGGACTTACCTATGGTGTGGGGTTTTGTGGTAGACAAGTTTTCTGAAACGATGGACACAATATCAACCAAAGTCAAAGAGTTCTTCGATGTCGGGGGTAAGATAGCCAAGGTAAACCAATGGATTCGAGATCAGTTCGCCCAAACTGAAGATGAAGTGGTGGGCAATTCTACCTTCCCTGATTTAGTAGACGGTGTTAAGTCTGAAACAAAACGTCTGGTGGATGGTATGCAGCCTATCATCGATATAAACAAGGAGGTTCGTAAGGAGTTTGAGAAAACTCAGAAAGAGTTTGAGTCTAATCGACAAAGAGTCGCTGATATGCTAGCAGACAAAAAAGAGAAGAAGAAAGGTGGCACAGGCGCAGGTTTCTTTGGTATAACCCCACAATCACTAGGTTCCCAGATCGCATCAGGCATACAATCTGGTGATTTTTCACAGATTGGCCGGTCAATCGCATCGTCCTTTGTATCCCAGGGGTTTGACGCCATCGGTCAACAGATGTTCGCACCAGGAGAAGAATTTAATAACAATTTTGCCAGTATTTTTAGCCAACAGGGTTCTTCGTTCCTGAGTGGGCTGGGTAACGCCCTTTCCTCTGTAGCATCGGCTATCTTTGGAGGTGGCGGAGGAGGTGGTCTACTCGGCGGTATCGGGTCTGCAATTGGGGGTTTATTTGGATTTGCCACAGGTGGACAGTTCGAAGTCAGTGGCTCCGGTGGCGTAGACTCCAATATCGTAGCCTTCAAGGCAACTCCTGGTGAAGTCGTGACAGTCAGTAGACCCCAAGATATGGCTCTACCACAAGCAGCATCGGCGGCCACAGGACCCGTTGTGCAACAAACAATAAATGTACATCCCTCCACCGCTGAGCAGACCCGCCAAGAGATTTTCAATATGTTACCTTCTATACATAAAAGTACGGTTGATGCTGTAGGTCGATCAGTACAAAAAGGAGGATCACAATCTAAAAAGATAAGAGGTAAACAATAATGTCATTAATTACTTTTCCATCAAATTATTCCCCATCGTCAGTTAATTGGCGTATGCAGAGTATCACAGCATCTAATGTATCTCCATTCACGGGGCACCAACAGATCTATGCGTACCCCGGACAGTGGTGGGAGGCAGATGTAGTATTAACCCCTATGACTAGAGCAGATTATGCTATATGGGCTGGTTTCTTTGCACGCCTGAATGTAATGGAAAACTATTTTTATATGAGCCCCTCTAACGAGGCTACATCTAGGGGTACACCAGGAGGTACACCATTAGTTAATGGGAATGGTCAGGCAGGTTCCAGCACACTAGTTACTGATGGATGGTCACTAAGCACCACAGTCCTACAGACAGGGGACTTCATATCAGTACAGGGCTCGTCTTATAAATCTCTATACCGTGTCACAGGCCCGGTCACAAGTGATGGGTCGGGTAACGCAAATGTGGGTGTGTGGCCCAAGGTACGTTCCGATGTGGCCGACAACGCAACAATTGAGTACAACCCTCCCGTTGGCACGTTCAGATTGGCTAGCCCTAACATACAGGTGTTAGAGGGAGAAGATAACTTATTTAATGTACAATTCTCAGTAAGGGAGGTATTTAAGTAAAATGTCCAGGGGAGACGCAGCATTTAAGGCAGCAGCCGAGGCAGAGGTAGTACACCCTGCTATATTCGTACAACTCAAGTTTGACGAGGGGGATTTCAATGTATGGACTGGTCTAGGTGAAAAAGCGCTTGGGGGTGAGGGGACCTTCCAAGGAGTTGGAGGCTTAATGGAAGTAGGTGAATTTATAGAAAGTACAGACACTGAGGCAACAGACATCACATTAAAACTGAATGGGATCCCTAGTGATTTCCTCATTGACGTAATGGGGTCTGCATATCAAGGTAGGGAAGCCAAGATCTTCCTAGCCCTATATAGCTCTGATGGAGCTCTATTATCATATGTCACCATGTTTCGGGGCCGCATGAGCACACTTACTATACAGGACAGCGGTGGAGATATCACAGTTGAGGCCATACTTCAATCATCCTTAACTAATCTTTTAAGACCCTCTGAAAAGAGGTTCACTGACTCAGACCTTAGATCTCGGTTTTCCGACGATGCAGGGCTGGCATATATATCCACCATCAAGGACATACAAATCAAATGGAAGTAAAACACGAATTAGACAAATTCCTAGTTAGCTGGTCCCGTAAAGATTTTAATTGGGGGTCACATAACTGTGCAACCATGGCTGTACTATGGGTATCTCATATAACAAACCGTCGTGGATTAGAACAATTCCTACCGCCCCAGGACGCCACTAAGGCGGGTGTATGCCGACACATGATAGGCACCCTTAAAGGGAAAAACATCATCCAGGTGGTTGACGGGCTGTATGAGCGTAAGAGTAAACCTGAAACGGGGGATGTAGTCGCCTACAGGTCAGGTACAGAGGGGGAAGTAATGGAGTATTCACTAGGGGTATGTTTGGAGGATAACATTGCGGTTATGTCACCCACGGGGGTGGTATTTTTACCAAAATCTAAATCAGTAGTAGTATGGGACGTTTTTGTATAATATTTTTATCACTTTTTCTAATAGCACAACCCGCTCATGCGGGATTCATCGCTGCTGCTGTAGCTGCTGTGGCATCTGCTGCGGGGGCGTTGGGGGGCGTTCTTGTATCTATTGCCTCGTCATTGGCACTCTCTTTTCTATCTTCACTATTTGCCAAAAAGCCCAAACCCATCACCTTTGACTTAGGCGGGTTATCTTTCATGGTCAAAGAGCCGGTAGAACCACAGAAGATTGTTTATGGTTACCAAAAGCTGTCTGGCCCCATCGCCTTCCTCTCACAAGAATACCTACAGGCTGGTACATCTAGCAATACCAAAGGTGGTGTAGAATTTTCTGGTGTTGAAGATATACAACCCCAACCCTGGGGTACATTACAGACCAAAAATGATCTGTTCTCTATGGTTATCATGCTCACCGGGCATGAAATTGAAGACCATGACCAAATATATTTTGATGATACGTTAGTGTGGGACCGCGCTAGTGGTAACTTAGGTACTGAGTACCAAGATAAATTTGCCATAGAACGAAACCATGGCACCGATACACAATCAGCTCTGAAGCTACACGGGCCAAACCCAAGCGACAAGCAAAGTGCGAAACTGTGGTATGCAGCCAGATGGGACAAAACACGTCGATGCCGAGGTATGTCTCATGTAGGGGTCACGATGAAATATAATGCAGATGTGTTCCACAACGGAGTACCTAATGTGTCGGTAGTTGTGTACGGTAAAAAGGTATGGGACCCAATCGCACAACCTTGGGCAGGGTCTTATGGAGCTACTGATAAAGGATATTCACCAAACCCTGCATGGTGTATATTAGACTATTTACTTGACCCAATCGTTGGTAGGGGCGTGTCGCTTGATGAAATAGATCTTACTTCCTTTATGGATACGGCGGTTGCATGTGCTACCCGTGGCCATGAGCTACATGCTACTATAAAATTAGATCAAAGCCCCGAGGATATTATCAGCAAGATGCTGTCCACCTTCGGGGGCACGTTGAGTGCCATCTCTGGTAAATTAACTTTACGAGCCGCACAATGGACGGAGAGCGTTATTACCCTATCTGAGAAAGATCTAGCTGGCCCCTTAAACGTACAAACCCAGGTACCATACGAGGACAGATACAATAAGGTACGGGGTTCTTTTTATGAGGGTGGTAAAGTGGCGAAAGAGTACTACCATGTAAATGGAGCTGCCCAAACTGCCGACGGTAAAGAACTGGAAATTGTTCTAGACCAACCCTTTATAGCAGACCACTTACAAGCAGTGCAAGTGGCCGTCATTATGTTGGAGATTGCCCGTGGTAGATATACAGTCTCTTGCCTATGTAATTTTAAGGCCCTGGATGTGAAACCCGGAGACCTGATAAGTCTAGACCTCGAGAGATACGACTTTGGGAGTGATATTAGATTTTTAGTTATTGGATATGAGTTAATTGACTCAGGAGGCACCCCCGCCGTGTCTCTAACTTTACGCTCAGTGACAGAAGAAGCATTTGACTTGCTTGAGTCAGATGTGGAGACTACAACAGAGGATCTACCTTCTTTAACATACGAGCTATCTGCCCCGGAGAGTCTTCTAGTTGCTAGTGGTAATAGTACGTATACTTTGAACAATGATGGCACAGTAACCCCTAGAATGATTATCTCCTGGGCCAGTCCCGACGATTCCACTATTCAGGCACATCAGGTGGAAGTATATCTGTCCGGGGAGCTGGTATTCTCGGAAGTAGTACCGGGCGATAGAAACTCCAGAACTCTCCCAGGGGAAGCGGGACGCACTTACACAGTTAAAGTTGCTGCCATAGGGCTGAACAATGCACGTAGCAGTTTTACAGAAACCACACACGTATTGGTTGGTAAGACAGACCCACCAACAGACCCCGGGACACTAACAATTTACGATACTTAATATGAAGCTTTTTAAATGGGATCCAGTTACTGACTATGATTTGGCGGGGTACAAACTGAAGGCTAACTCCTACACAGACGGCACGTGGGATCAGGCCACACAGCTCACTGACAAACTAATCAAGCGTACAGATTACGAAACAAATCAATTACCTAAGGGTACGTATAAAATATTTCTGAAAAGCGTTGACACTTCTGGAAATGAGTCCGGCTCTTTTTCAAGCACCACCTTAACAGTTGATCCGGCTGCTGCCCTATACCATGCTGCCACAGATTGTTTTGCACTGTCATGGTCGGGCACTATCTCGGGAGGTACCTTGAATGTGACTGAAAATATCATAGAGCCGACCACAACGGCCCGTACCAACTATATACCGTGGTCAGACTGGGATCCCTGGACAGAGTATACAGCGTGGTCTGATATGGCAGATGCTACCACTGCATGGTCAGCATGGGAAACCTGGTCTGGTATGACAGCATGGGAAACGGCGGCCCCAGACATCGCAGATAACATTGTGTATGAGCATGTTACAGACGCTGGTTCTTCAGTGACCTTCCGCCCTTTAATTTTCTGCCAAGCAATTGGCACCATCCAAATAGAAATAGCAGATAGTGCAGACAATGTGACCTACTCGTCATACACGGACTACACTACTGACCAAATCACTAACAGATATTTAAAAACTAAAGTAACAATTTCTGGTCCTGAGCCTCTCTTGACCGGTCTAAACATTCAATTAAACGTATAAGGAGGAATAAAATATGGCTTGGCCTACAACATCAGTATCAACTACCAACCTGGACAACGACGCAGATAGTCCAGTTTTGGCACGTCCCGACATCAAACAGATGGCGGATAATGTAAATGACATCAAAGATGCACTCTTAGATGAGGACGACATGTCTTCAAACAGCAGTACATCCATCGCTTCACAACAATCCATCAAGGCCTACGTGGATAAGCAGGGCAAGAGAAACATGGCTGTGTTCGATGTTGTCAATGATTATGGCGCTGCGGGGGATGACTCTACAGACGATTTAACAGAGATTCAGGCAGCAATTGATGCAGCTGAAGCGGCAGGTGGGGGTATCGTATGGTTTCCTGACCTAATATACCGTGTATCTTCTGCTCTGATTGTTGACACAGACAATGTAATACTACTAGGTGCAGGCAAAGGTGCTGTTATTAAAACTACTAATACTGCCATTGACATCCTCCAGCTTAAGGCCGATTGCCTTGTACAGAATATTGCACTCACGTGTTTCTCGGTACCGACGGCAGGGGACGCAATCCAAGTACAAGATGATGCCGCCGTTGTCCTCCGGGATGTTAAGATTGATAACACATTCCAAGGAGTCTATGTCTATGAGTGCAGCTCGTGCGTATTTGATAACGTGGAAATTAACCAGCTGCATGGTGCAGTAGGTTTACTCTTTGCAGGTGGCTCTGGTGATATTGCCAAGAAAATCTATGGACAAAATATCCGCATCTCACAACCATATCATACAGCTTTAACCGCGCATTCCCAGTTTAAGTCATGGGCAGCTACAACAGCCTTTACAGCTGGGGACGTGGTAGTTTCCTCTGGTAACATCTACCAGTGCTCCACAGGGGGCACATCTGGGGGCACAACACCCTCAGGGAAGGGCAGTTCCAACGCTGCTGATGCATTCACCACTGAGATTACAGACGGTACTGCAGGGTGGAAATACATCGGATCGTCTTCATTGAAGCTCATCCGCGTTAACACCTATGTGGAGGACCTAGCCCTCAATGCCCTATACCTAGAAGGGGGTGCATACGGACTATACGTTGAATCCACCTCTGGGGGAGCCTCAGATGTCCCAACACGGGTTAACTTCGAGAGCGTGTCAGTCACACAAGCCTACTATGAAAACATTACTGTTACAGCAGGTAAAGAGATCTCAATTGATGGCTTTAGTAACACCTATTGTTGGCAAGGCAAGGGGGTTAATGCCTCAGGTACTAACTTCGACCACTTCTCCCTATTAAATGGGAAGATCAGTAACTGTTATGAGGAGGGCTTATACCTAGCTGGTGTGTCCGATGCGCGTGTATCCTGCGCTGTCGGGAACAACTCAGAATCGGGATCAGCTTCCTTTAGTGGGATTCGTGTAGGTGCCACCACTGAAAGGTTCTTTATTGTCAATACCACATCAGGAGACGTCACGGGCGGGACAAACAACCAAGCCTATGGTATCCTTGTGGACGAGGACGCCTCTATTGACAACTACATCATACGCGGGTGTATCTTACAGGACAATGTTACAGGATCCATAGATGACAACTCACTCGCATCAACAACTAGCGTAGGAGATAACATCTAATGGGAATTGAACTATTTTTAACAGCGGGGTCTGCCATCATGGGTTGGCTCATGAAAGCATCTGCTCTAGCACGAAAAGAACGCCACGAGGAGATGCTCATGGCGCTCAAAATGGCTGGGGCAGTGGATCAATCAGCCGACTTGGCAGCTAAACGTGTCAGGTCCAACGGCGGAGTGTGGGTTAGGCGTATTATTGCATTTGCCATAGTCGCCTTCCTGGGCTTCTTAGTCATTGGTGGAGGCTTACTCCAGATACCTGTAGTTGTGGAAACAGTCAAAGAAGGAGGATCATTCCTCTTTGGATTGTTCTCCAGTGGTAAATCTGTAACGTACCAAGAGGTACACGGTATGCTATTAACTCCTGAATTAAGACAGGGATTCTTAGCTGTGATTGCATTCTACTTAGGTCAAGGAGCAGCGAAATAATGTTCCATAAGATTGTAAATACACTACTCCACACGTCAGGACCCTTAGCAACCCTATCAGTAGGTGTTGCAGGTTACATGGAGGTCATTCATGGTACACTCAGTATCGTGCTCATGATGATCTCAATACCCGCCGCTCTGATTACTCTACTTGTAAATCTGCGTAAATGGCGCAATAAATAATTTACCCTACTAGTTCCTCCAAGAACACAAAAAGGCCCATCTTTAATTGGATGGGCTTTTCTGCGTCTATATGGTGAGCTCTTTAAGGGCTTCGCATGGCCTGTCCACTGGCCAAACTTGATCACGTGCATTAAATGTCTTGCCTATGTTGATCTCACATCCAATGGGTAGTCCAGGGAATAACTCAGACTCGCTCTCCATTATGGATGCAATCATCTGTATCTGCTTCTGTGCAAAGATATATCCATCTATTTCATCATGTACAACCATACGCACATCAATCCCAGCATCCTCCATTTGTACAAGCTTCTCGTGTAAAAGGTCACTAGCAGCAGCCTGACACAGGTTCTCGATCATTAGGGCACCGTATATCTTGTTACGTCGTCCATGTCCGTATACGGCCGTAAACTCATACCCTTTGTGCCCCCATGGCATCATCTTCTCGATACCCACAACACCCCAATACCTCATACTGCGGTCTTTATGAATGCGTGTCTCAGCTACCCCAACATCGTTTCGGCGGAACTCTTCATTGAGTTTCATCTGTAATTCTACTTGGGTTTCATCTGCGAAGATCTCACCAACATCCAAGCCATATTTACGTTTTACATAATAGGCTGTTTCTTGGGCTGCCTTTTTAAGCCGGTCAGCTGCAACTTTCCATAATCGCTGTACATCTTTCTTATTCTCCCTCCACGCCTTGAATGATGCTTCTGCTTCCTCAAAACAGCTAAATGTATCACGGTTGCGATCATAATATTTCTTGGCTCCTTGACCATACCCTAGTGATAATACCTCTGCCTTGGCACGCTTGTAAAACGGTGGGTTGTGCTTCTTAAGGGGTCCTGGGCCATCATAACCTAGGGATAGACGTGCATGCACCTCATACACAGATTCACCCTCTCTAACACGCTCTAGGGTATCCCAGTCCTTTGCATAATATGCAACCAAACGTGCCTCAATTTGAGCTAGGTCAGCTGTGAAGAACATTTGCCCGGGAGGGGCTATTAGCATATCACGCATGACAACACCATACCGTTCCCCGTTGGTTATGTTCTGTAAATTGAATTTACCATGTTTACCACCACCACGTTGCTCATTGCCTGTACTTTTGCCACTAAAACGGCCTGTATGGGCCCCAAAGAAGGACAATGATCCATGATACCGGCCCGCCACGGATAGGTTCTTGAGCTTATTCAGGTCATTGTAGACCTTGTTGATCTCCTTAAACTCGATATATGCTCTCAACTCGGGTACATCCGACTCATATTTCTCATAAAAACGTTGGAACACGGGCTCATTCTTGTTGAATGTAGACGGCAGTTTACCCTTCAGTTGTTCATGTTTCTGTAGAAAGTAACGCAACTCCACGAGTGAAGTTACCGCTGGTACCACTGTAAGCCTATACCCTGTCTTGGTTTTCCCTATACGGCGGCTTGGGATACCCTCACTCCGTTCAGTAATGGTACTATGGGCAGCGTGTTTGGTCACTGTCTTATGATTAAAGATACTACCATCTAATGAGTCTAGAATCTCACGACCCCATGGCAAGATTGACACAGTGTCTCTGCCTATCTGTTCCAGCCTATCAATATGCTTATTAATCGCCTCCATGTCTAGATACAGCCCCCGCATCTCCATACTAACAACCCACTCGGACAATCCCTGGAAGGCAGGTGGCATAGATAGCTTTTCATTCAATTTCCAGGACCACTTAGAATCATCCAGACAGTACTTCTCAAACTCCTCCCACTCCTCGTCTGTAAAGTCCTCACGGGTTTTACCTAGTGCATCTGCCCGAATCTGTTTATCCAGGTCCACCCCAAACACAGACTGTACAGCCCCCTTAAGGCTCTTGGGCCGACCACTATATGCGGCCAGGTGCTGCGTGTCAATCCACTTAGATGGGGTTGCTGTTATCCCTAATGTGGGTAGGTAATAATGTACTATGGCAGCCTCGAAAGACGCATTGTGGGCAATCCATACATGCCCATCAATCTTGTCCCATGGGGCTTCTTCTACGCGTCCTACATACTCTAGATCATCTGAATAGATGGATACTAGTAGGGCCTCAAACCTGGGGTGGTGTACATATTTAACAGCTCCCAGACTGGCGACTGTACACTCCTTATCATAGTAGGTTTCGAAATCTATTGCGTATGTTTTCATATAATCTCCTTTTCTTCATTGTCTACATAAATAACTCCTTTTTCCCGATCATATCTAACACAGTCTAGGTAATCCTCCTCGGTGGCTGCTCCACGGGACTTGAAACAGCGTAGGTAAGCCTTATCCTTGCCTCTTTGGCGCTCTATGCCCATGTAAAAGTCAGCTACGGTTTCATATGCGCCTCCGAATAGAGCGTCTGACCGATCCACGGTATGCTTCTCGTTACCATCCTTATCGACCATGTTCTTCACAGTGTGCATGATGGAAAAGACCGTACCACCAGTTTCAATGACCATACGTTGCAACTCGGAGGCAAACTTCTCGTGTCTCTCATATGAGCTACCACCCAATGTCTTACCAACATATGGCATAGCTGCACGAATACCGTCTAGGAGTACGATGTCACACTTGAGGGCTACAAACATATACCTCATCTCTGTGAGTATGTCTGAGGTGCTCGCACACCCTTTGTGGTCGTAGAAATAGAATCTATCATTCAATTCTTCTAGTTGTTGTTTGATCTCCTCATCTGTACCAAGAACTCCACGGTTCTGTTCAACTAAGGACCATGGAACCTGTTTACGCATAGCTAGCATGGAAAGCTGTGTGGCAATCCCCTGCTCCTCTAAGCATAGGGCTCCTACGCGCATCCCCTGGTCCATGAAATGATTGGATAAGTACTTAACAATGGTTGTCTTACCTGTACCTGGACGTGCTATCCAGAACCACAGTTTACCCTTCTTGAATCCCTGGGCACATTCATTCAGTTTGGGGAAAGGGATCTCCAGCCCCTCGATGTTAAAATCCTTAAGAGCTTCCATGTCAACCTCATTCATCCCCTTAATAGAATCGGGTCTCCATAGTGGCGCATTCCACAAGGCATCCTCAATCTCCCCAGCACGGCCGGCTAATACCATCTCATTGGCATCCTTCATAGGAAGTTTGGCAATATAGGCTGTTCCAGGAGGGAGGATCTCAGCCACTTGTAATGCTGCTTCTTGCCCCGCATCATCATTATCAAAACAGATGACTATCTGCTCAAACTTGCTCAACCATTTAAGGTTTCTCAGAATTGCCTTAGATGCGCCCGCAGCACCATTAGGCACGGACACAACAGGCCATCTGGCATTATGTAATTGGGCAATACTAACTGCATCAATCTGCCCCTCTGTGATAATTACACGTTTGGCCTTGGTGTTACGGTGCATCCCGAAAAGGGCTGTTGGTTTACCAATAGTTGCGAAATGCTTGTCTTTCCCACTACCTAAGCGTATCTGTTGCATCACCAACTCTCCACTATCATTGTAGTGGTTAGCAACATGGCAACTCTCACGCTTACCAGTTTTATGATTGAAGTATCCACCTGTCCCTGTGTCTGGGTTGTGTATACTGACCCCATAGCCCATTTTCTCACATACGGACTTCTTCAATCCCCGTTTTGTGATATTGGCATACTTCACAGGGATAAATGTAGGTTCTGCCTCAAAATTAAATGTATCTTGCACGTCGTTCTTCCCTCCTCGTTCTTTGTAATTGCATGTTGGGCTGTGGCAGTATGCCGACCCATCTGCGTACCTAGCTAAGTTATCCGCGCTTTTACACTGTGGACATGGCTCGTGTCGTAAAAACTCACTCATCTCGTTCTGCCTTTATTTGTTCGGGATACTTAAATGCCGATTCATTGACCATTGTAATCATAGAATCCCGATGGTTTTTCCTATACACTTCAACGATCCAATCTCCACACCCCAGATAGCGATGTAGTATTGCACGTCGACCTCTACCCCGTTTCAATAGATGTTCCTTCCCGCTCATTGTCATTCTTTGCCTCCTCTAACAGTTTGTAGAATTGATCAGGGGTCCATGGTGTGATCTCACCTGTATCAAAATCATAGTTTTCCTCTCGTAGTAGGAATGTTAATTTGGCGTTCTTGACTGCTTCATCAACATCCATTTTAGCATCAGCATAAACTCCACACACGGCAGACCAATAGTCATGGTTAAATGATGTGTCGCCTAATGCTCTCTCAGCTGCCTTGACGCCCTTACGCCAAGCACCCTTAATACCATCCGCGCTATCACCCACTATAGTCTGCTCCATATGATTATATAAAGCATCCAACTTAGAGATGTAGACTAATGCTTGTCCCCACGATTTATGTTCTTTGCTATAAATGTGTCTATAGTGGTACCCCGGGATAGTGAGTAAATCTTTATCTACCCCATATGTGGCCACTGAACCAACCCCCGATTCGTCTATCATCTTACTTTGGATAATGGAGCACAGGTCATCCGCTTCCAACTTAGGGGCGCATAAAGCCTGGTATTCATCCATCAGGAATTGTCGCAGCTCATCCTCGTGCGGAGGTCTTGATCCCTTGCGATTACTCTTATACCCATCCCAGATCTGCGTCTTACGGAAGCCCTGTGATGAGGGGCATGAAAGTAGTACCACAAGATCACCACAATGAGTCCAGCTGGGGAGACTCTCAATCTCCCCTACCAGATCCTCAATCTCAACCAACAAGGGCTGGTTTCTCAACCCTACCTTGAAGATCAGATGATCAGCGTCGATTAATAATGTCGGCTTAGAAAGGGACATCATCATCCTCCACATCTTTAGCTTCCACAGCTGGGCCATCCCCTACTAAGTCTTTCATATCAGCAGAGGGATCATAATCGTCCAGGATTGTGGTAGCCTTTGTTTCCATCTTCAGGATGGTTGCTCCCGAGATGTAGATGGGCACCGTGCAATCAAACATCCCATTCAACACAGCCTTATCAGCTGCTGCGAGTGAAATGTCTACGGTAATGATAGACCCCTTACGGATGAACCCATCATAGATCTCCTGAGACCCGTCTGTATGAGCTAATTTGACCTTAGGTGGCATTTTCGCACTGGAGGTGGCTCTTACCACGTATTTGTCGCCTTCTTTACGTACAGCCCCTTCTTTCGCTTTAAACACCCCTAGTGGTTTCATGTTATCCACATCCAGGTTGTGATCCTTGGCATGTTCAATGACTTGTTTGTTCAGGGCGTCATACTGCTCCTGGGTTAATAATAGGTCTACCGAATACGGGAACGTTTCAGCGTCAACCGAGTGGGTTTTGCTGATGTTCTTAACTGCAGACAGACGTTGTACATCTGTAAGGTTGGAGTTTAGCACTTCCACCTTGCGTAACAATACTCTTTTATACTTATTCATACTCGTTTGCTTTGTCATTTTCATGTTTGTTATTCGTTGTACCACTCCATGGGGATTGTAGTTTTGGCCCATTTGGCACCGATCTTCTTGGCCCATGAAGCGTAGGTTTCCTTTTTACACCCTGGCATCTTACCACCAGGATTGCTAAATATAAAACGTAAGTCTAGAATCTTATTCTTCGACATGTATGCAAACTTACGTTTCTGTTCTGAATCAATGGCCTTCTTTGCCTCTATGTATATATGTTTCCCTGTTTTAGTTGTTAATGTGAAATCTGGCGTGTACCGGCGGTTCCGTACCAAGGTTTCTTTATACGGGACTGTAAACTGCTCGTACTCGACGTTAGATAGGATCCCGTTCTTATCAGCCTCTTTGGCTATATTAGCCTCATACATGGATCTATACTCTACCCCCTTGTAAATGGTCTTGATCCCGTATCTATGCTTAAAATAACGTCCATACTTCATCCTTTGTATCCTTTCATTTTTAGAAATGTGTGGATTAGACGTAACCGGCGTGTAAAGGTGGCGGGGTCCATGTTTACTCTATCCGCCGCTATGTCTAGGTTACACCCATACAACATGAAGGACTCTAGCACTCGCCGCATTGGGTTTGGTAATGACTCCGACACCTCAATACAACATTCGTCTGTTGCCTCCATCACAGCGTCCAGGGTGTCCACCTCGGGCCATTTAGCCTTGGCTCGTATAAAGACAGATAACTCCCAGCTGACAGCCCGTTGCAATAATGTCTCCAACCATTTCTCCACGTTCTCCTCGGGCAACTCTTCATCCTTTAAGTGCTGCCAAACAGTGATTAATGCAAGTTGATAGACATCATCCACATCCTGGTCATGTAGCCCAACACCCAACCTGCCAGCTATTATCTGCTTATAGGTGGCTAGGTGCTTACGCGCTACCTTGTCGAATATGTTTAATGGTTCTTTCATGATTATAGTATTTTTGGTAATTTACCAGTCCACCTGCCGTGTTTGTCTAGTTGCATTGGCAGTAGTACCGGGAACCCGTGAAGGACAGCCCCAGTGCCTATAATACTCTTCTTTTTATACGCTTTGGAGTATTTAAACGCTAAATGTTTCTGATCTAAAAGCGAGCCACAGTTCATACCAAATATGATCTTGGACGGGTTGGCGAAGTAATTTATACCAAACTCTGCATGAAAGTGGAACACCACCGTTGATTGGAACATCTCCATGGCCTGCTTGAGCGCGGGATGTAGACCTGCTTTACCTTGGTGGCCATGTTGATACAGCACTCCATCAATAACTATGTTCTCCTCCAGGCTCCATTTTTTAGGGGCCTCCATTATATCTAAAAGTCCTCGCATAAATTTGACACTCAGGCCGGACGCTTCAGCAACCCTATAGATCCTGTCGGAATGGTTATCCTTAAGCATAGTCGCTTTTGGAAATAATTTGTAAACCTGACGCATAGTTACCATGGCCTGCTCAAATTCGTCTCTTATCGAAGGCAAATCTGGGTTCCGTGTATAGAAAGATAAGCTGTGGAAATCAAATGCATCCCCGCCGTGCACTATCTTAGTGGGTTTCACCACGCTCTTACATTCCTTTAGGAAGTCTATACTGTCAATATGGTGCGCCGGGCACTGCATGTCGCTTATAGTAAGCACTCGTTCTTTTCCGTCGTATATATGTTCGTAACTCATAATTGTCCTTTTGTTTATTGTTGCCATCTGGAAATTGACCCAGCTCTAGAATTCTCGCTATGTGTTGAAAAAAATATATTTCCCATTACATATCCATCTTGGGTGTTAAGCCTGTCTATGGATGGTGAGTCTACCAATTTATAACCGCCCTTTTCCCATTCTTCGAATATCTTATTAAACATCTTGTCCTTTGTTGCCCAATTTAAGAATTCCTCCTTTTCCATTATTGGCAACCCCACATACTGTTCCAAGCTTCCAACGGGATTGCCTTGTTTGATGGCTGAACGAAGTTTACGCCCTGTAACTCTACCTTTAGCATTACTGTAGGCATTCAATAGAAAACCCCGCTTTGTGCGATGACGTTTTTTAGCATATGTTAATCTATTTTCTCTATCCTTATAATAACGTTCCTGATTTTTAATGCGGAGCTCCTCCTTGTGCTCCTTTGCGTACATTCGCATTCTCTTGAGGCATGCGTCTCGATTTTTATGATGATACTCCCTACTTAGAGCACTCTCACAAGGTTTGCACCTAGACCGTTTGCCATCCTTACGATGACGATCCTTGCTAAACTCGTCAGACGTTTTAACCTCTCCACATTTAGTGCATTTCTTATTTTTCTTTTCCATACAACATTTGTGTTGAATTTTGTCCTACATCTAAAAGGCTATCGGGTAGTCTTCCTTCCCCAACCCACAAAAGTGTCTGTAACCCGCTGACCATGTTCCATAAAAAAGCTCTATGGTGTGGCTCATCCTCAAGTCCCGCGTGGCACTGTTCCATATGTCTTAGTCCACTCGAGATGAAAGATGATAATGGTATACCTTTTTTCCAATTATCATTACCGCGGTTACGTCCACCCTGTTCAAAATGCACTGCTAGTGCCTTAAGTGGCAACTCCTTGTCATGTTTCTTTGTGATAATCCACGCCAATGTGCACATAACCCTTAAATTCTCCTCCAACTTCTCCACTGTCTGGAAATCAAGTAAATGGGCTGTAGCCGCATACACCTGTGGCCAGGTAAAATCCTTAAGGATCCCTTGTGTGGCTGTCTGATATGCTGCTGGGGGTAAGAGATCAAATCGACCCTTATCGACTTTCTCTTCTCGTTCCGCACCTGTACCAAAGGCTGTAACTTCTTGCTCTGCATTCTTAATTTTCATTTGTTTATCTCCTTTTTAACCTCTTCAATTCGTTTTATATATAAATGTGATACGGCCTCGGCCAACGCGATGGTATACTCCGAGTACCTAGCTGCTTCTTCCACTCGGACTGTCGCGCAATTATCTAACTCAACCAGACGCCACTTATGGACGGGTGTGTGTATATGTTGGGTGTTGCCATCAAGCTTATCACAAAAATTAACAAATTTGGACTCCTCTGTTTCCTGCTCTATGTACTCCTCCCACAACATTTGTATTTTACTACCATATGGCCCCATATCTTCATATATTATACCCTCCATGGCTTTATTTTCCCGATCGTCATCTCTTTCTGTTTTCTCAAAAAAGGGCACATCTCCGCATACGGATTCGCCTAAATCATGGATTAACAATAATTCATATACGCGCTTCATGTCTAGATGGTCCGGGGCGTATAACATAGCCATAAACATTGCTCCCCACGTGTGTGCCGCCACATCTTCGACACGGCCATCTTTCGTATAGCTGTGCCTCAATGTACTTTTCATCTTGTCTATGTACTTTAGTATATTTGTTAAAATGTCCATCATCCCTGTCTTTCTATGTTTGTATATTTCTTTTTGAGATACAGGTCGACGATCTCTTCCGCGTCCATACCTTCAGCAAGAAAAGCACTTAGTAAAAAGTGTAAACAATCCACCAACTCTTCCTTAAGTTTATCGTGGTCAATATCTTCTGTCTCCTTCCACCACTTCCAATTTGTCTCATCTCTAGCCTCCACAGCCTCGTGTATTAAGGCTGTTAGAAACTCCGCAACCCATACACTGCCCTCCATGGGACGTAATCCCCGTTTTATCTCTAGAAAGTGGTTTAGCTTCTGCTGTTCATCTAATAATTTCTGTAACATCATTTCCTCCTATACTTTAAAACTAAATACGTCTGTACCACTAACACCGCCAATGACCCAACACTGCTAACCCTAAATCCCAATGAGTCATCCATTAAAGATTGGATTGACAGGAGCGCATAGCCTAAACATAAACATGTCATGAGGACCATGCTAACCCCTGTCGAATCCTTTACTTTAACTAGGTGGAAAATTTGTGATAAACTACCTATCGAAAGGATTAAAGTTCCTATGAGCGCTAATGTCATAAAATATTATGTGTTATTTTTGACAGGTCTGATACGTTAGATTCTATCCTGCCTAAACATTGCCTCTGTATATGTGCTATGTAAGCACTCCCCCATTCGCTTTTGGCATCATCTAACAATTTATTGCAAATAGTGTGAAGTTTGAGTGCTGCCTCGAGCTCCTCTAAGTTTTTATTAACATAAAAATCATGTTGTTTTACATCGTCTTCGTCACCGTTTTTCCTCACTTGTTTACGTGAAGCTTTTATTTTTTTATGTAATTTCTTTAAATCTATACACATAACAAATCCTTTCTAATATTATAAAATACCATTCCCATTAAGTACTAGCTGCATTCTTTTAGGTACTCCTCATCAGAAGGTAATGGGTGATCATATACCAACAGGTGACTGATTAGAGTATGGCATAGTACCATATCATTTACAACCTGATCTTTTTCGTCAATCATAGTACCTAATTTCACTGATACATCCTCACGTAAGTCTGGTAATTCGTGTATCTTTTCTAATTCATGGTATATTTGATTAAGATTATTTTTACACTCCTCGCATCTATAATTTAAAGCTTGCAGCCGCGTTACCACATCCTCCAACCTTTTAAAAACAAGCCCTAAAGTTGAATAATTATCTAATTCCATAATTAACCTTTCCTATTTCCTTGGGTGAATCCCGTTCTTGTTAAGCGCTGGGAATGTAACAATATCCCCACTAAAAATTTGCACAGGCCTGATATATCTTTTCTTATCTCTGTAAACATGGTGCGCTGTGATCGTGACGGAGATAGCGATAGCCTCGGGGGACTCCTGTACCATCTCGACAAACCTAGCTACACGTGGGTCCTGGAAGGTATCGTATAGAACTAGGTCGCCCACGATGTTCATTGTCTTACCGTCCTTGGCCACAACCACCCGGAAGTTCTCGAAATAGCCTACCGACTCCATTGCTCTTGCGAAAGAACCGTGGTTGATGTAGCTCTTAACCTTACCGCGCTTCACACATAGGTCATACATCATGGCTATAGTAGTCTTATCGGCGAACGATCCGTGCCCCAACGCTTCCCCACTCTCCATAAGGGAGATGTTCTTAATTACCCGGTTCTGCTTTGACTTCTCGGCAACAACCTTCTCCACAATGGTTTTAGCTTTGGTTAAAGATTCTACAGACTGTTTGTACAACTTCTCATACAAGGTCTTCCACCGCTGGATCTCATCCTGGTGGGTGCGGATCTGGTTGGTTAGGTCGTCCAGATAGGACATGTGCCCGCTTTGGATAACCAAGAGTTTGTTCTCGTAGTGTTCAATCTGAATGTACGCCCCTGTGAAGTATGCTCCGGCCCCTAATGCTACACCCAGTACAATGTTTAGTATTTTCTGTTTTATATTTTTCATAATTTTAATAACAGTTGTCGATTATCTCGTGTGTGTGCTTCTTAAATATTTCCTTTATCGTGCCCACACTTCCGTCTGATTCCATAATCTCTATGGTCATAGCCTCTGCTCTTTCTCTACCAAAGGAGACGACTATACTGCTCCCCCGGTCTCTATACTCACGCTCTGGCGGCACATCTACGATTTCCTCGGTAAACATGCTCTCCATTCTATCCTCCATATAGTTGAAACACTCCAAGGTGAATGGTATAAGAACCACAATAATTAAGAAGAAACCTGCGAGTGCGGCTGTCAAAGACGATAGGATCCAGACGATTAATTTTAAGCTGTCTTTCATAATTTCTAAAGGTTAAAGTTGAATAACTGGTCCATAAAGATGAATAATAGGACCCACCCAATCGAAGCTGCAACCGCGAATAGTACCCCTATTCCCATGATTTGTAGCGAATCTTTTAAGTCGTTTATTAAGTTTTTCATAAGGCCTATTCACTATACATTCTACCAAAACCTTCCTCTTCCCACCAATCTGGGCGACCCCATCTGAGGTACCCCTCGGCAAGTTTTAGAAGCGTCTTCCTACATTTACCTAATTTCTTAAATTCCTTACATTTACCTTCATGTCTGATACCATTTACCTTTAATAGTAGAAACAGCGGCACTGGTAAGTTAGCCCCCTTCTTAATTGTTATATATCCATTTTCTGCCACAGTGAACCATGGTATTAAGTTGTTCTTTGTTAAATACTCCCAATCCTTTCTATCTCTATTGAGTATGTACGCATTATCTGAGTGGTGAAACACATTAATCGAGAGTATTTTTCTGGTGCAACACTTACTGTTTGGCAGCCACAAAATAGTCAATAAATAACCCGCGGTAACATGACGTGAATGGAACTTATGATATTTTGTGTCCCACTCACTTGAGATAAATACATTATCACTGTGCATCATTTCCTCCTTTTCAATAACCTTCCTGGTTTAGTTCATTTTGTATCTCCACGTCGATCAATCCTTCAAGATGGTTAGCCATCTGTTCCAGCGACATACCATGAAACATAGGCAGTCGCCACATACTCCCGTACCCAGTACCTTTTAGGGATACTGCTATAGTTTTGGTATTCCCAGGTCCGGACGCCGGGCGCACCTTAACATAACCGCCCCCTTCGTATACATCACAACCTCCTCCTTTATAGTGGCCCACACGCACAGCATTCATGCTCGATAATCCTTTGTTGAATAGCACTTCAGCGGTTTTATATATTTCCAGCAGTTGTGTATACTTATTCATCTCTTTAACTGTTTTCATTTCAATAACCTCCCTGTTGCTGCCCCATCAGGCACAAATGACACCTCTGAAGCAAACCATGTACCGTCACCAAACTGGTTCAGACCAGCTGATAGCTCCGCACGATAAGGCATAAGGTAATACAGTACACGTACTCCGTCGGCTAGTTTCTCATTCAACGTATCACGTGGATTAAGCCGCAAATCGGCCACCAACACCCCGTCCTCTACTCGGAAGTTCTCAAAGTAACCAAAGGATACATCATCATCTAATGTATGCATCAACATGGCAGGTGCTTCAAAGGTGTTGTCAACGATCTGCTGTAGATGTTCATCTGTAAACAGTCGCCAACGTGCCTTGGTATCCCTGGCTTTACCAGGTTCCATGATCAAGAAGCCCTTCAGGAGGGTAGCTTCCCGTTGTTCTTGTGTTAGTTGATCTACATCCCCGGCCAGGTTGTCCAGCAGCTGGTACCTGCCGTGCGCTGGTGTACAGGAGAACAGGCTTAGTGCTAGTACTCCCGTCACGAATAAATAGAATCCTATAATTGCTTTTAAATCTCTCATAATTATTTTCCTCCTATTTGTTACTTTGGTTCTGTTTCAGTGAGGATCACCTGGCCGTTCATGAATTTACCTATACACAAGATGCCCAGGTCTACCATAATAGTCATAGCTAATTTCTTGATATCCTCGCTATCATCGTTTAGCGGCCCTTCCTCGCTCAATACCTGTTTAAGAATTGGAAGCAACCTCTCTTTATGATCTGCGGTAAGTTTGTGCTTCTTGTGAAGTTTATACATTGTCTCTACCACGAAATCAAGATCTCCTTCTTGTGCTAGCCCATCCCACTCTTCGGTTCCAAACATAAGATCAATCAAATCTTCGGGTTTTTCAGAGTGCTGGTATTGATCAATTAAGAGGTCTGCAAACCTGTTATAATAAGTTCTTTCGGTTGCGTAGCTTTCTAATTGGCTAATTATGTTATCAATCATTGTATTATCCTTTCCTGGTTTGTTAATTCAAAAGTAACATAGCACATGTTTGGTCATTTGTCAAGTCTCTTTTACACTTTCTTGTAATCTATAAACCTCCTTAATAGCATATACAGCTACTATTACCTCTTCGGAAGCAGGCGGTCCTATTTCTGGCTCCCAACTTCCCGGTTTAACATACTTAACAAGTGTCAACACCCCGTTGTCGTCATAGCATAAACAGTGCGGAGTGTGGCTACGGCAATCCTCGCTGTATTGAATCCAATATCTCAGTAAATAAGGCTTCTCGGTGAACACGTTTGCCACAGCCTCTACTAGCGAACCTGGAAATATCCATTTACTTTTTATATGAACCCCCTCTGATAACTCGATTGGGGTTTTATCGCCTGCTTTGTAAAACATACCTGCTAGAGACGCTATGTGATGTGCTGTTGTTGATAATTTCATATTCAAGTTTTTACATTCATTTTATTGCCTCCTAATTTTTATCTTCCTCTGTTGGTTTCATTACCCAGCTCCTCCAAATAACTGACATACTGTGCCGTACCATGGGCCAGCAGATCATCATACCATCGATCAAACGAACCTTTATAGGCGGCAACCTCGTCATGCGTTTCAGACATGGCGTTAAACGCCGCCTCTAGGTGGAGGAACCTCTCTACACGTCCGTGTGAAGATATTAGGTGCGTACTTGAGTCCATGATCCGCGTATCCTCTCCTTGTACTAAAATCTCGTACTCAAGGATGTCTTGGTGCCCTGTAAATCGGGTATACTCCATTGTTGCTATATGTTCCATGATTATTTAACATTGAATGTTAATTTTTCTCTTCGAATCGCTTCACCAATTCACAGGCACTCTGGAATATGGTCCAATTGCCATCTGTCGGATAAGCCTTGAACTCCTCATAACATCCGGTTTCATATGCGTCGTAAACCTCTGCCATATCCAGTTCCAGAGCCTCTTTAAACATCATTTCAAATCTATGCTTCATCGGAAACCTCCCAAATATAAGAACCATACTACTGCGACAAACGTCACGATCGCAGCTGCTAAAACTCCATCTACAATCATCATGTTATTTCCCCTTGTTGAATTTGTCCAGCTTCTGTTGTAGGCTGATAAGTAGGCTAGCTGCATATCGTGATACTAACACGATAACATGTCTGTAGTAAACCCCAACCTTGTGAATGAATAGTTTGATTTTTGCTTTCATATATTTACCTTTCTGTTTTGGTTATCGTAAAATAATTGCGGTGAACTCCCCATCGATCCAACGAGCTTCATCCCCATGCTTGTCAAATACGGCCACATCTGCGTCATAACTTTTCTGGAGGGCTAGTTGTAGAGCCCTAGGTGAAACAGTCATGAATCCGCCGTCTGGGTGGTAAACGCTACCAGCAATACGGGTTGTATGCCCCGGTTTCTCGGAATCTTCGATATGTGTAAGTTCAATTTTCATAGTTGTTCCTTCTCAGTTGTTGTTTCAATATATTGCATAGCATAATTGTGAAACATTCTCTTTAACATCATCTCTTCTGTGCCGTCCGTTATTAGGCTATGTATACAGGCAGTATACCTACCGCGAAACCTGTCTCCAGGTCTCTCTATAAATGTAAAAGTTAATTCGTACTTTGATTTATTCATCGACACCTCCATACTTAGGTTCCCCTCCTCCCAAACATTTGCACCTACGTCAAACCAATAATCTATATCCCCACCTCTGAGTTTCAATTCCCGTATCATGCCACGAATAGCGGGCAACACTAATGTATACAACTCACAAAGTTGGGTATATTTTTCATATATATTTTTATATTGCTTTGCTTTATCGGCGTACATGTTCGCCCTACCATTAAAATCAATTATGTTACTCATTGTTCCTCCTAGTTAGTTACTTTGATTCCGTTTCAGTGAGGACTACACGACCATTCGTGAATTCACCTATACTCAAGATGCCTAAGTCTACCACAATAGTCATAGCTAATTTCTTGATGTACTGATTATCGTCATTTAGTGGTCCTTCTGCACTCAACAAGAACTTGTGTACCTTGTTCTTTAAAAGCTTACTGCCCTTCTTGCGGTACATCTCGGCCAACAATCTCAGGGCGTAATGCTTCGTATCATACACCTTGCTGACAGATGTTACCTGTTTAAGAATTGGGAACAACCTCTCTTTATGCGCGGCAGTAAGTTTGTGCTTCTTGGAAAGTTGATATATTGCCCCTACCACGAAATCAAGCTTTCCTGTTTGTGCTAACCCGTCCATCTCTTTGGTTCCAAACATAAGATCAATCATATCTTCGGGTTTTTCAAAGTAACCGTATTTATCAATTAAGACATCTACAAACCTGTCGAGATGCGTGCTTTCGGTTGAGTATTTTTCTACTTCTTTCATTAGTTTTTCCATTGTTCTTTCCTCCTAGTTGTTATCGTTATTACAAAATCGATGCGCTAATCTTAATTTCACGAGTACTGACCTGATGCACATCTCCTGTGTCTAGGTCTACACCAACTGAGTACTCCGTTTTATCTCCATCATGACTCACAAGAGTCGCATAATCTGAACAGGGGTTCATACCTGCAGTCTCAATGTTGATGTCAAACAGGTGGTCCTCAATATTAACCTTAATACCAAGTTGGGCCATAACAGCTTTCTCCAGTTTGTGTTGCATTTTCTTGTAGAATGTTTTGTATTCTTTCATTGTTCTTTCCTCCTAGTTGGTTGTCGTTGTGTGTTTGTTTGAAATGCCGGCGGTGATTGGTGCGACCGATCCAGGGCTCTCATCCTGCTCCACTCGGTAGACCGCCGTTAAAGTTTTCTCATCTTGAAAACAACATGACACACTTTTTGCCAAAAGTCAAGAACTTTTTCGATTATTTTTGATCTTTTTTCTGGATCTTCTGTAAACACTTGGTACACAGGTTGTAGTGTTTGTAGTGATCTTCAACTAATTCCCACGTTATCTCATATTTACCATACATAAGCTTATGTATGATAGGTTTGTTGACTATTATGTGCCTCCCGGTTGGGCATTGCGTTGTATATAAGTCGTAGTAACATGGCCATTGCTGAATGCCGCAACGTTTGAGATATCTATCAACGGCTTTCTCTAGTGGGGCGTCCGTACCTAAACTGTATACCTTCTTCTCCTTTGAGAATATCTGGTCATACATATCCCTATATTTATCCCCATCCACCTTTCGTGGCCTGTCTCCCTTGCCTGCTTGTTTATCCTGCATCTCTAAACTCCTTCATGATTTTACTTAATTCCCTTGCTGTCTTGGACGGAGAATTCTCATATCTAAAGAAAAATCTGTCCACATTCCTATTATCCTGTACAACATGTACCAGAACACCTTTCTGGCTCCATTTACCAATACACGCTGCAATTAATATCCCGCTTCTCATCAACGACCCGATGAAGTCATAGATATATCGCCGTTTCTTCATCTTGGGTCTAGCTTTTGGCTTCAATTTACACATAATCCTATGTTTATAAGTTAAGTGCATAGCCGTAGCTGATTTCAAATCATCCTTAACGAGTTTCCTCCTCTGCTCATGCGGCATCATATCCCACTTTCCCAGTAATTCCCTGCATAAATGGTCCCACTCAGTATCAGTCAGCTCGGTTGAGTCACCCTTTTCATAGGCGATACCCGCCCTGTAGTATAGGTCTATTTTATCTTTCCAGACTTTAGGCGTAAATTTACACATTACCTCATACCTATGTGGGAGGTACATAGCCGTAGCTGATTTCAAATCATCCTTAACGAGTTTCCTCCTCTGCTCGTGTGGTATTTGATCCCAATTCTGTAGGAGCTCTTGACATAGTTCATCCCATTGGCGATCAGTTAACTCAGATGGGTCGCCCTTTTCATAGGCGATACCTGCCCTGTAGTATAGGTCTATTTTATCTTTCCAGTCCATTTACCTAATCCTTTTTCATCAAATTTATAATATCCAGAGCATAGTCCTCTTTTTGGCCAACTCCTCTACGTTTTTGGGGGCCTTAATCCCCTTATCTTTCCAAAACTCGTATAAACTCATATCATTCCCTTCCTAGAAGTGCCGAATAAAGCCACAGGAGGCCCTACACGGCGTTTTTATGTTAAATTGGACCCTTACCCTACCTCGATGGATAAAAAGCCCATATGAGGCAATTATGTAGTCTCCTCCTCTATGTCATAAATCCGTTTAAACGCCTGCGCATCCTCACGGGTGGTTAGATACATCGCACCCTCATCCTCTAATGGATCGATGAACACTGTCACAATACGTTCCTTACCCTTATACAACACCTTATAATCAAACCGACGTAGTGGTGATTTACTCCCCACCTCTACAACCGAGATTAATTTCCCATCCTTGAAGGTACGTTCTACTGCTTTATCTACTGCTCTCATTGTTCTTCCTTGGTTAGTCGATTATGTCCATACTCATCTTCTCCACAATATACTCAGCCTGTGGTGCTGTCACATCAATCGTGAACTGGTCACCCTCAGTCATTACATAGTTTGGATGAGCCTTATATGAGGGCATATCAACATACCCATGTTCCCCAGTGATCAAATGATACAGGTTACTAACGCGCGATTCCCCCTCGGACACATATAATGTCAAACGATACAGATTACGTGTTGTCTTCTCAAGTCGTGATAATCCAATTGTTACAGAATCCATAATAACGATACTCCTATGTAGATGTTCAATAATACGATTAATACTGCCTGTGCTAGAAATTTCCTAGCCCAATGTTTATGGTACTCCTTAAAGACCTTTTGTGTACACGGCCCATAATTACTAAGGTCAACTTGTAAATATGCAGACGCATATACAAGAGCCTCATATACACACAAGAGTGACCAAATAACGGTTAATACAAATAGTGCCCACAACATTATGATTTCTCCTTATTTAAAATTTGACGTTGCATCTTCTCAAGTTTCTTAGTGAGTATTTCGAGTTCCTCCTGTTTACTGAGAGGCTCACTGTACACTATTTCGGTTTTGAACGTAGGTTTGATACGTTTTTGATTATATGTACGTAACATGTCTAAGTTGTTTTCGAGATGTGCCCGTTTGGACATTTTCTTCTTCAACTTTGGACAGGTCAATCTTAATATGATGTCGATGATTTTCATTTGATCCTCCTTTTTTTGATTATGATGTCAACATAGCACACAACCATGTGGAAGTCAAGTGATTTTGGAGAAATAGTTGTTTAATAAGGAGAGCTTATTAAAATAGGTTGTTTTTGATAAGTAGAAGTAATAAATAGTAGTATTTTGAAAAAAGTTCATATTTTCCCTGACAAATGGACCTATACTAACAGAGAGGGATATATAATATATTTAAAAAATAATTATGAGAGAGACCATGAAATGAGAGCTTCGCATCGGGGCCGTTGTGGTCGGCCCTCTTTCTTCAAGATGAATATTATTAAACTTTTTAAATTAATTTTAATATATACTTGACAAATGAGAGTTTATGTGCTATAGTATTGGATCAACTTAAATACTAATATAGAAAGATTACACATGACACACCATAAACGAGTTAATAAATTACATATCTATAGTGACCCGAACAGCGAAGTGTCTAAACAATGCCACACTTGCAAAAAGGTTAAACCACGTAATTACTTTCGTAAGGATTCAAAAAGACAACTCGGAAGAGAAAACATCTGTTGGGTATGCCACCATAAGGCAGCTGTTCCCACATATGACAAAGAGGCATGGATCAACCAAACAGGGGAATATGCACCCGGTTACCTAGAACGTAATGAGGCTAAACTACGTAGGGAAGATGATCGCACTGTTGCCGAGCAGAATAGACGCAAACGTGAGAATGCATACTACTATCAGAAGAAGCTTGTTGAGGAGCAGATGACAGAGGGGCTTCATGACGCAAAGCATAATCACATTTTAAATAATCGTTACAACGGAGAAGAATTTGAATATAACCCAGAATTATATTAATGGACGGACAACTGACAGCAGCCGAGGCACAGTTCCTTATCAGACAGATGAGGGGCATCGATTGGTATGTTCATCTAGACCACTCCCTAAATGAGGAGTGCTATTATGCTGTAAGTAAGGATGATCTGTATAGATCGACATCATGGATGAGCTTATGTATTGAACTATTAATGGAAGATATAGAGAGGGTTATATATGAACCAGTCTTACTCGAGGGATGAGGCAGAGAAGATAGCACGACGTTTAATAAGGAAGAAGATAATCACCAAATACAACAACCTGAATGAGGGTAACCAGTGTCAGATCTGGGTTGGTGATAACAGAATAGCGGGTGGTCACAATTGGAGACAGGCCATCATAGAACTGTGTGATATAGTAAAGGAATTTTATATATGAAGATAGTATACAAACATGTAGAAGTAGAGCTCACCTACTGTGATGTAGGATATGTGGGACGCATCGAGGGATTCGGTGGGTTCTCTGTACGAGTCGAGGAAGATAATGTAGAGGAGCTGACAGAGCGTGTGCACAACCTTATTGACCACTTCGGCCTAGGATTATACAGCCATGAGGAGGTTTGGGATAATGCCGAAGAAGATACCGAGTAACTGTAGTACAGCAGGTTGCCCAGGCTTATCCACCAAAGGAACTGGCCGTTGTGATAAGTGCATGCCTAAGTATAACTATCAGAAAGAAGACAGACCATCAGCTCATGCCAGGGGGTATACCTCCCAGTGGACAAAGATACGAGACTGGTACATTAGACGTGAGCCAATCTGTGAACATTGTAGAGAGAATTTAGCAGAGGAGATCGACCACATCATACCGTTAAGACACGGCGGTGGTCACGACATAGATAACTTGCAAGCGTTGTGTAAGAGGTGTCATACTAAGAAGACACATCAGGATATGCGCAAGTATAATCATCCGTAGACCCGCTGTTTAAGCAGGTCCCAGGGGAGTCATAAATCCTTGTAAATCAAGGACTTAAGAACCGCCCTCCTGATTCTCCTCCT